CGCTTCTTACAACTACTGAAAAAACACCATCTTTTGTGACTTGTATTTCTCCTGCGCTACCTTGATAATCATTTAATGTTATTACGGTGGCATCTTCTAAATCATAAGGATTTATTTTAAAGACCTGCGTTCTTGCTCCCGCTGTTATCCCTGCTTGCTGTATTCTTGTATTTCCGTAAATATAACCGTCAAATAATGTAATACCATGTACATCATACATTAGTCCCGATGAATCTCTATTAAGAAAATCAACAAATGTTTTATACTTATAACTACTTGCTTTTAATTCTCCGTTTAAAGTATAGCAATCTTCAAAAACAAGAATAAACATATCATTATGGTCTGCTGAATTATAGCCAGTAGAACCTTGTATTATAATGTTGTTACCATCTATAAAAACAGCATGACAAAGCAATCTTGGATAAACTGACCTATCAGGAACATATGGACTAATATCAAAATACTTTTCTTCTCCTTTGTATCTGTAATACATACTTCTACCATCATAGGTGCTTGGAGATTCTATGTATTTGTATAACATGCATGATATAAACAAATCGTTTGTTATTTCTTCACGTCCTGCAATATTATCTAAAACCCACCCTGTTTGAGTGTATTTTTTTCTGTCTGAACCATCGTTTGTAAATTCTTCTGAACCTGAAATTGATTTATTTACTGATATACCATCAGGGTTAATACTTATTGTAGTGCTTTCGTTTCTTAAATTAATAGCATCTTCCTCAAGAAGTATACTTGTAGTAGTTCCAACTCTTAAAGCATTACCTGTGGCAAACTCTATATCTCCAGCAACAGGGTTACCTTCTGTAGTTCCTTGTAAAGGTATAAAACTACCTTCTAATTGAGCATTTAAATCTACAAACCCGTTTTCGTCAGCTTCAACGCCTCCTATGTTAAGAGGCACATATCTTGAATCAGAACCATTAATAACTTTAAATGTAGGGTCTGAAATTTCTAAATTAAATTCGTCAACATATCTAAAAAAAGCCTGCTTATCCCCAGCACCATTTTTATAAGTCGTACCTGACTCATCGGTATGTATTATATCCTTATTTGTGGTATTACCTACAGTAGTTACATCCTGTAAATCCTGTTCAGGTGTAACATTACTGTTTGTAGCGGCCGCAAAGTCTTCTGATACTAATTGCGTACCTGAACCTCCATAAATACCATTAGCACCAATAAATTGTACTAAATATAAAACACCATCCTGCGTATAGCTGAAATAATATACTAATTCATCATTTGATAGGTCACGTGAAACACTATTAGCAGCCGTTACATAATCTCCCGTTGGTAATGAACCTAAATCTATTGTTTGAGTGTTAGGGTCGTTAGTTATATCGTCAATAGTTAAGTAATAAGGCGCACTTAATTGTGTAAATGAGAATAATGGTATCGTTGTTCCACCAAAACCCCATGAGCCTGCGCCCCTCGAAAATCCAAAAACATATCTTAAAGTGTTGGTTTCTGTAGTCTTATTTATAACAATATAAACAGGTGTTTCAGATGAAGAAATAGATATAGGATAATTTCCTGTAGGTGTTCCTGCATTTAGTAAACTTCTTACTGTTGTTTCTGTTACATTTACATCACTTTCTACATAAAAACTTCTTGTAGTTCCTTTAGGCGAATAATCACTCACTCCACCATTAAATAAATCAAAAGGTATTGCCACTATTCTACCATCAGAATCACGCCTACCTAAAGGCATTACTCCTTCTGTACTATCAGAAACAAAAAGGTTTTGTGCTAACCTTAAAAAATCTAAAATATTCATATAATTGTGTTTGTAATTTTATTCATAACCCGGTTCGCCTGGTAAAGGAGAGAAACTACCTTTAGACCATTTAAAGTTTTCTAACAATGACGTATCCCCACCCATCCATCTGCCATAATATTCGTATGGCTCTCCTTCATCATTTATTACCATTAACCTAAATATATCTCCTATTTCTGAACTATAAAGGTTTTGATTTTTAATCAACACTCCATCTACATAAGTATACCCTTTTCTTGATATATAAGGCTCGTCAAAAGCAGGGGGTCTATTGATAATCGATTGTAAATTACCAACCGTAAAACCCAATGCGTTGCCATCTCCATCTACTTGGCTTCCTGTCATTATATAGCTATCGGGCGGAAAATATGTACCGTTTAAATAGTTTTGTAATTGTTGTAGTTTAGTGTTAGCTGCACCTAAAGCAATAGATGTAAGACCTGTTTCGCTGTCATTCACAACTACTGCCTGACCTCTTCTACCTAAATACGTACTAAAAAATACATCCAAGAGTTCAACAAAGGTAGTCGCTTCTCCTGGAGTTGTGCCTTGTGCGCTACCTGTGTAAAAACCCTCTGTAATAAGATGTCCTTCTAATTCTAAAGGCGTTTGAGGGTTTGTTAAATTATTGCTTGGATTAGTATTATCAATATATTGAACTGCGCTAAAAGGGACTTGATGTGCCAAAACTGCACCTGATAAGGTAGTTAAGGTTATATAATTTCCATTCATAGTCCCTTGATAAGAACTTGCGAATCTCTCTTCTTCTATTCCTGAATTGTTAATATTGTAAGTCCAGTAAACAGCCGAACGCCTCGTTATTACTAAACTTGTTATTTGTGGCTGTTCCATTATGAGTATGTATAAACGTTAGAGTAAATATTATAATATTGGTTGTAAATCCTAAAGAAGTTAGGGACAAAATCAGTATTAATTGTTGCTACCCTATTTCCTGTGTTTTGAGTTATAATTATTCCGTTAAGCCAATAAGAGCCATCAGTAGAATACTGGAAGTATAGAGCGTTTTCGTTAGTTATAACAAAGTTTTGGTTATTGTAGTAAATAATAAAGTTTCTCACACTACTACCACCTGTCCTTACGACGTCGTCTAATATCATAGCAGGTAATGGTATTTGTACAACGTTACTATATATACCTGTTACAGGGTCTAAAACCCTATAATACCAGTTGTTTGAAAAAGGGTCTATGATTTCTACTAAACTTGTTGTATCGTAAGGGGCTATTTCAGAGGTTATCCATGGCCCATCAGGGCTATTTGAATATTGATACGCTAAATTATCAGGAGTAAATCCTGTTGCTATTGGATAATAATTAACGTAGTCAGATTTAAAGCTGGATGCTACAGTTAGCGTTAAAGTCATAATAACGACGGGTGGAACTGGTGGTACAGGAGGTAAATAGAATGGATCATAATTATTTGTGTAATCAAAAACCAAATTAACATCGGCTTCTGCATAGTTTTCTTTACCTAATAAATCAGGTGTATCAAAAGCATCAAAAGGCGTTACTTTAAAGAAATTACAATATACATAAGCATTACGCCTCATACGCTTAAACCATCTGAATAAATAAATATCAGATATATCAAAACGCCACACTTCATATTCAATAAGCTTACCGCCTACAATTGCCCTTCCACCGCCCACAGGATCGTATATTTCTATTTCTTCAAGTTCTTTAGGTTGAAAGTACCAAAGCCTTAATTGAGTTGATAGCATTGTTTCGCTTGCTTTTGCTTTATAATCCCAACGGCTTGTAAATTGGCTATTGTAATCAGTCCAGTAAAAAGGAGTACTATAAATATGCTCGTTAGCACCTTGTAAAAAATCAAGATAAATAAGTTGTTGCCCGAAATCCTGATTATCTGTGTTTATAGCCCATTCAACTTGTGGTATTCCGTTAGCATCCTGAAAGTTCCTAACTATCTGTATTGTATCTGTTGGTAGTTCTCCTAAATTATCCCCGCATGTATTCCAAACCGTAACAACAAAGTTTTCAAGCTCTATACCTTGCCTTGTGTATGTTCTTTGTACGTATGGAGCAGCCATTTTAATTAGTTGTACGCCCTCGAAGATATAAAACTGCATGTTTGGGCTATTACGGTACTCCATAGCCTCTTCAAAAGTGTTTTCTAATCTTATAAATACTGCTTGCATGTTTATTTATTTAAGGCAAATATAACTATTATTCCAATTGTATAAGGCTTAACCATCCCGCTAATTCAATTGGGGTACTTGCTTTTTGAGAGTTGTTTACTTTAACGCGGTCATAAAGCACTTTAACTTCTAATTCCATACCTACAACATCATAAAATGTTACATATCCGTACTCGTCTATTTCATACTGTATTCCTACTGGCTGTGTTTCTCCATTTATTAAAATAGTCTGACCTTCACGGAATATATAGAGGTCAAATTCACTATATTTTTCTTCTAAAGTAACATCTGCTTCTCCATTAAACAATTCTATATCGTCAATGCCTTTACTAACAGGTTGCCACTCTATATTTTTAATAAAACCCATTAAAGGCAATCCGTTGAAGCCTTTAGTTTTTATATAACCTCTTATAGTCCTTATTTTGCTTACAAGTTCCATATATTCAGCGTAATTAAGGACTAACTTTAAATCAAATAATTTTCCATTAACTAACGCTCCTGTTGGGTTATAATTAGCACCCTCTACAATTACTTCATTATCTAAATATTTAGTAGCTGCATCAGGATTATAAAGGTATGATGCATTACGTATAGGTAAACCATTAGAATAAAGTACGTTTGTTGCTAATTCCTCTGAATAACTATCACGCATTATCCTTGCTAATGTAAACCTTGTATTAATTGCGCCTTGTGGGTCTAAATTATTGAATATTGTAAAACCTTCATTTGTCCTTGCCACAAAAGGTACATTTATTTCTGATATTCTATAAGTGTAATTAGTGTTTACTTCATCATAAGACTGAACAGTAACACCGTCGTTCCTAAACATGGTCATCTGTTGCGGATTTACATCAAGAACAAAATAAGTACCTGCATTCTGGGTGCTGTTTATTGTAAACTGGCTTGATACATCAATACCTAAACCTACAAAGCTAAAAGAAGAATCATTTTTAAGGGTTAAAGTATTTCCGTTTCCTGCATGTTGCAAAAATGAGTTTTCAGTAAATGATAAAGTTCCATTGTTTTGAATACAGTCTACAATAAATATCTTTTCGTCATCCTGAGTGGCTTGTGAAGATTTTAAATCATTTGACTTGTCAATGTACTGTTGCCATAAAATAGCGTCTCTAATTAAGTTTATAGAAGCTTCACGGCTATTATTTACCCTTAATTTAGGGGTTGTATATACAGCATTACCATGAACGGTATCTAAAGTGTTCCCATTTTCATTTTCTTTTTGTGCTGCATAGTTTTTATACTCTATTTGGAACTTATTAAATGAGTATCTTGTATTTGTTTCTATATTGTCATCTTCACGAACTAACCTATCATAAACACCCATTAATTCATCACGATAAAAGTCTTTATATTTACCTATAAATATTGATGGTGTGGGGGTAACTTCGTAGTCTCCGTTTTTTTCTGCTCTTATGTGGTCTATAATATCTTTATTTGATATATAAACAGGTCTATCATTTAAACCACGCATCAATTGGGGGTTCGTTATGAATTGATTATAATCTTCCCCGCCTTGTTCGTACATTGGTGCTGATACCTCAAGTCCTGACGCTGATTTAACGGCGTATTTTATAGCATCAATGTACCTTACAGCTTCAATAACCCTGTTATAAGTAACCTGATTAGCTGTAATAGTTAGTTTTGACGTGTAGATAGTATTTTTAGATTCTATAATATTATTGTTATCCTGACCTTGATGGAAAAAAACAAAATACAATACATCGCCCCGATTCATATCAGGTAAATCTATATTTAATGTACCGTTATATTCATTACTAAAAGGTAAACCTGTTCCTAAATCACCGCTATCATAAAATACTGTAGACCTAACGGGGCTTACGGCATTAACGAAGTCTTGGAAACTATCTGTAGTCTTTCCTAATCCAAAAACACCCTTAACATTAAAAGAGCCGGGTATCATGTTTCCAACTTCCGACTTAATATGTAGTTGAAATTTAGCTTTTACATTACGTAGGTTATCTAAGGCAGATATTATTTTAAAGTTTCTTGGATCGTTATCATAGGTGGTTAATAAGGCTATAGAAGTATCGTATAGGTTGCCGCTTAAGGATGCTTTTATTTCGCTTGTAGTAAGGTTTTTTATAGAGTTAAAGAATCCTGGATTTACGTTACCACGACCTGTTAAATACATTTCTGTAGCTTCTGACGTGTTTTCCCATACAGATTTAGCATATATAGGCTTTACAGGAATAAAAACCCTTACAGGCTGACATTGTGTTATCGGATTACCTTTTAAGTCTGTAGGACTAAATAAGTTTGTTGGTAAATCGAATGTTGTTTTATATTCACTTTCTGAACTTAACGCGATAACTACAAATTCTACCCTATTGCTATATTCAGCAAAGGTTTGCATATCTATATTACCAAAAGGGACTATTCCGCTTCCAAAGTCTTGGTGGTATATTACATTTGCCTGATCCCCAAACCTTGTAAATTCAAGTTTTAACTCATTTAAAGCATATCCATAACGCTGATTATAAAAAACCATTTTATATTTAGCCTCCGAATTACCGCTACTACTTACATCACGACCTTTTCTGCCATCGTCTTGTTTAATAGAAAAGCCTACCTGATCGAAACCGATAGGCTCATCTACTTGTATTAATCCGCGTTGTGTAGTTATAAACTCGAAATAGTGTTTAATCATTTTAGCTTCTTATTACATTGCCTCTAAACGCAACCCTGTTATTATGGCTTATAGTTTTAGCATTAGCCTTTTTTTGAAATTTGCTATAACCCCGTTCGTCAAAGTTAATGTTTACACTTGAAGAACTGCCTAAATGTTTAGACATAATTGCATCCATTTGTGATTCTGTAAGTCCCTTGCTTGGTACATTCATAATTGGTAAGCCTGAATTTAATAAACCACTACTGGCAATATCAGGATATACTTTAGATCCTTTTTGTAAGTCCATTATGGTATTTGTTTTTGGGGTAATTGAATAGCCGCCTTTTGGTTGCCACACAACTTCATTTTTACCACCATCCCCAACTAATGCTAAACCGCCTGGGTGGTTTTCTGTACCATCTTTATAAGCCGGCAAAGGGCGTGATGCAACCGCTATGCCTTGCGCTAAACCTATAGCACCAATAGCAATAGATAAAGGTATGTTAGGCGGTATAGTAGCTAATGCCGCTACAACTCCCTGAGCAGTATTAACAGCGATATTAAATAAAGCTGCTTCTTTAGCTGCCTTTGCTTCCCTAATACGAATATCCCTCTTTTTATCTTCCAATTGACGTTCTAAATCAGCTTGTGCTTCGGTACTATCCCCCGCATATTTTTTACGTATCTCAAATATCTTTATTTCGTTAGCTAATTCATTATCAAGTGCCAATTGCCTATTTTGGTTTAAGAATGTAAAAGCCTCTTGGACTACAGATGTCATGGCGTTAAAAGCAACTCCTATTTTTTGCGCTGTTGTTGTGGCACCTGCAAGTAAGTTTTGAAATGTGGTTTTACCATTTTCCTCAATTTTAAGAAATGTATTTAAGCTACTAAAACCGAATTCTTGCAATGCATTAGACTGGAATGTTTCCAAATATGCTTCTGTAGCTTTTTGTAATTTCTCAATTTTAGTATACTCAACTTCTAATTGTTTGTTAGTTGCGTTGGTTAATGTTTCTTGCGCCTTAGTTAATTGACCTATTAATTCTGTCCTCTTTTGCGTGTTTTCTGAAACATCTGCAATACCCCTTATTTCTTTTTCTAATTCATCAACACGTAATTGGGCGTTCCTAACAGCTATGTCATTATTACCTGCCTCCAATTCTTTAGTAGCTTTTAATACCTCTCTATAATTAGCACCTGTCTTAACTGCATTTTGCAAAACCTTAGAGTATTTTTCAGCGTTTTCTAAAGATATTTTATCTATTTCATTTTGTGCTTTCTGAAAGTTTATTTGATTATAAACGCCTTTTAGTATTTCTAACCTCTTAACATCTATTTGCGTCAAAGCTTCATTATAGTTTTCATAAGCTATAACTTGATCCGCTGCTAATTTCCTATTCAAGGCGTAAACCTCTGCGTTCTTTTGGTTTTCAGTTATCTTTTTGTCTTTTAGCTCTTGTGCATAACTTGCTAACTTTTCAATGCGTTCTTTTTCAATTAATCTTAGTTGTTCCGCCAATGCATTATTAGCCAATTCACTTTGTGTTTGAATATAATCTCTTGCTGCTGCATCACGTTTTTCAAATGATATTTCGGTATTTTCATATATTCTTTGGTCTGCATCTGCATTATATTCTATTCTAAGCTTATTAGACTCATATTCTGCTGCTAAATAATCTTCTAACTCAATAAAGGCTTTTGTCTTGTCTGTGTTTGCTGTGTCTGGTTTATAGTCAAGTAATGATGTATCTGCAAATGCTTTATCTATTTCTTTTTTTTCGTCTGCAACAGCCTGTCTTAATGCCTGTGCCTGTAATGCTATAGATGTTATTTGAGCTTCTGTATATAAGCTAATACGGCTTACAGATCCTGTGTCATCAATACCTATTTTGCCGAATTTAGCAATAAATGTTGCATCCTCATCAGTCTGTTTTTTACGCGCTTTTATTCTTTCCTGAATATCTTTTAATGTAGCTTTAGCTTGTCCGCTTTCAGCCCCATACAACGAATTAGCCCTTACTACTTCATCATTTGCCCTACGTCTAACAGCTACCTCTTGCTCTAATTCAGCAGCTATTTTAAGCGTTTCCCTTGATTTATCCTGTTTAGCTTCTGCATCTACTCTTTTCTGAATATCTGTAGTTAGTTGAGTAATAGATTTACGGTATGCATCCGATGCTTTTCCGTTGTTACCTAACATTATTTGTTCTGCTGTAAGGCCTTTTAAATAGCCTGGATATTGATCTATTAACTGCTTTGCTGCTTGTGTACGTTCATCTGTACTTTTAGTTACATCCTGTGCTACAGTTAGGAGTCTTTGCATTGTAGTTAACTCACGTTCTGAATTAGTAGTTATTTCTACTATAGTATCTTGGTATCTTTCAGTAGCAGCCCTCAATTGATCTATTTCCCCAGTTGCTTTTTTTGCACTAAAAGCCCAATCTATTAATTTAGATCCGTATAAAGTAAGTAATGTAACTCCAACCGATAACAATGTTTGCCACGAAAATAAAGATGATGCTAACTGGCTTAAAACGCTCCTTGTAGGCTCTCCCTGCGCCCTTAATCTATCATTTTCTGTATTTAGCCTGCTTAGTTCATCTACAAGCGTAGGTATGTTATTGGATATAGCTAAGAACCCAGTACTCAAAGAAACAGCAAATGCAGGGGCTTCCCTTGTTAATTGGTTTATAGCATTTCCTAACCCGTTCCAGCCGCTTGCATAGTTACCTACATTCCTTTGATATTGTCCTAAATTCGCATCAATATTATTTAATCCAGTGTTTAAAAGATTAGATCGCGCTGATACCTGCGCGTATGTAGCTGCTAATTCTCTGTATTGGTCGCTATTTTGCTCTCCTGCCTGTTCTAATTGGAACATATCAGCAGCTAAACCTTTAGCCTCTAATCTAACAGTATTTAATTCAGCACTTAGTTTTTGGTAGGTATTCATTAAACCAAGTCCCTCAATAGCTGCTTTTTTATTTTCAGCATTAAGGTTACTTAATTCAATTCTTAGTTTAGCGGTTTCAATAGCTTCTCTTTTCTGTGCATCACTAATACGCATAATTAACCGTTGTTGCTCGGTCATGGTTTTATTTATGGTACTATTTACTGCTGCTGTATTATTCGCATTAGAACGCCCCTCACTGGGTAATGATATTTTACGTGAGTTTATTTTATCTTGCTCTGTACGTATATTCTTAAGACCTGCAAGTATTGTATCAATCTGTTGTGGTATATCCGCGCTAAATACCTCTGCAAAAGCACCATTATTTGCCATTATTCTGTTTTTTTAGTTGTTCGTACCTTTTATAAGCAGCTTTTTTAAGAGCTATAAACTTGTATAATGTAATGTTGTCGGGTATGCTATCTTTGCCTAATGCTAACTCTAAATTTACTAAGTCATCCTCAAATGAGTAGTAAACCTTTTCTTTTACTTTATCAACCGTATCTGTATGCTGCTGCAATTCATTTTTTAGCGAGCCTACGACACTATTTTGCATTCTTAGTATCTCATCAAGTATATTTTTTTTAATGTCAAACTTTCGCCTTATAGCTTTATATTCATTTAATGAATTTATACATTTTTTAATTTGAGCATCACTCATTAACATATACATATTAGCTAATGTAAATACATGATTATCTATAGCATTTATAGTAATTTGTAAATCGCTTATTTTCTTGTTTTTCTGAAAATATCTCGTAATATCCTTGTCCTCGCTTACCAAAACGTATTCATCAAATATAGCATCAAAGTTGTCTACGCCTCCAATTACTTCATATTTACTATTATGCATGACCTCATAAAATAACTTAGCGGGTATAGCACATGTATTATACATAATTGACTGTATACCTAACTCATTTTTACGCCTTTTAACATGCTTTTTTAATATCATTGCTTTAGTTGTTTTTTTACAAATTTAATAAGTTCAGGGGCTATGTAAATGCGCTGTATATCATTAAACGACTGTTGATTTAAGCCTAATATATCAGATCCGTATTTTTGTATAAGATCATTGCCGTAATTAAGCCTGTTAGAGAATAGGTATTGTCTTTCAGATACTTTGTACGGCATTAGTTGATTTACAAACCTACCCGTCAAAAATAAATCTACGTTCCTAAAACCTGCTCTTTTATTTAAGGCATATTTTTCACGAGCATAACCAGTACTTCTATATGTGCCAATCAAATTACCATTAGGTTTAAGACCCTTTAAAAACTCTTCTTTCTTTTCTGCTTTTACTTGTGGACTTGATAGTATAAGTTCCTCAACTTTTGGCTGTATTTTAGGCTTCAAAGAATTAAGCCTATTAGCCATTTCCTGAATCGATACACGAGCCATAACTAAAACGTATTAAAAAAGGCAGGCAATACGAATATATACCTGCCCTAATGGTTTAATTTACTTATGTAGTTTACTTTGGCTTATCGGCCGGTGCATCTTTAGGTTTAGATTCCCCATGAGGAACACCAACTAAAAGTTTTTTAGCTCTTTCAACATCGCCTGTAGGGCTTGTGTTTTCAGATACATATTCTATCTGCTTCTCTTTAGTCAATGCTAAAAAGTCCGTTGCTGCCTTACCTGTAAAAGATATAAGCGCGGGTTTTCCTATTCTTAGTACTCCATCTTTCATAGCTTATACTGTAAATGGTTTAGAACTGCCTGCATAAAGCTGTATTGTATCGTCAGGACGTGCAACAAATACGGCCAATGTCACATCATAAAGGCGTAGTTCGTATGTTCCAGCAACAAGTGCAGGTACTGTTAATGTGTAATTTCCGTCTCCTGTTTGAGCAACGGCATTTGTAGGAGTTACAAGAGCATTGTTGGTTGTATTTACTAATCTAAAGTTTGAGGCATCTAAGCTATTTGCTCCCCATGTCCTGTTTCCTAAAGCTCTAACCTGAACATTTAAACTTGTACTACCTACAGCAGGTGTGTTTATAATGTTCAAAGCAACGCCAACAATAGCCCAAAGGTTGTTAAAGTCAACTGGCGCGTTTTCAGCAGTCATTACTTCAATCCTACGATTAAATTGATCCTCATTAGTTAATTGTAGTTCAATAGATGTCATTGCAGAAGTATCTCCTGTAGCAGGCATGTATGTTCTTACATTGAACATACCCATATCAAAGCCTGAAACTCTAAGACCATTTGCAGATAGAGCAAATATTAATTGACCTGACAAGTCAACGAACATAACTTTATATTTATTATATCCGTTCAATCCCGATGCATTCCTGTGGAATCCTATTCCTTTATCATAATCCCAAAGATATTCAGGTAGTCCGTTGCGTATTGTTGTTTTAATACCACCACTATAATCTTCAGTAGTAGGATCCGGTGTGTTATTTGTAAACTGTTTACTACCAATTAAAGGTATCCATATACCTCTTTGTATCAACTCAACAATATCATCTTCTGTCAGTGCTTCAAATTCCGCTACTGTAGGATTCCAATTTGGATCTACAAGTATAGGCGTTTTAAACTCCTTAAGGAATATCTCACAGCTAACAGTACCTACATTGTAGTTGTTTTTCTTGCAATCTAATGCTCCTATTAAGCCCATAATTTTATGTGTATTTTAATGGCTTCATACAAACTTGTGAGCCATATATTTTTATAGTTGTTCTAAAACTCAAAGCGTCCCAAATATCGATTGTTTCGTTTTCAGTTTGATTGTTGTTACCGTAGTTTGGAAATTCCTCTAAGGTGTATTCTCCATCCCATATAAAGATGCCGCCTTTTGTAAACAACGTCTCTATGTTCTTTGCAAGTGGGTACAATATATTTCTATAAGTCGTTGCCCACCTTACATTATTTAAATCCTCAGCACTTAAGTTTTGTACAGCTAATATTAAAGTTAAATCAGTTTCTACAATACGCTCATTGCTTAATTGCGTGCTTTCTGTAGAGGTTTGGTATATTAACGGGTACATATCAAGGTTTGATAACTTTGCACGCCTTATAAGCTGCTCAGAATTACCCCAATCATATACAGGTTTATATCCTTCCGGTCTGCCTGTAGGATTTAAATCCATTACAGGTAATGTAGCAAAAGCCTCGGTTAACCTATCATTTACAGAAATCATATTCCCCAACTGTTTTGTAGTTCGTAAAGCCTGAAACTATCTTTATTGTATGCCTCTTTATCTGAATTAAGAAACTCTAAAAGTGACATTTCTGTATTTGTTGCTTCATAACAACCGCAGCCATAATTGAAGCCCTGGTACATAAATACAAACTGATTCCAAACCCTTACCAATTTACTTACTGCACTTACATTTGATGCATTTTCTGCATTAGGCTTAACAATGCCTGTTGTAGTGTAGTAAAACTCATCCTCTAATAGAAAGTTATAATAAATGTAATTAGCAATTAGGCTTTTTTTTGTTGTCCCTATTGTATAGGATAAACCTTTCCAGTTGCCTTTCCCATTTAATAAATCAATCCATTTTTGTTGAGTAGGATTATCACGTAAGTCATTGTACTGTTCAACTCCAAGTGCATTAACTAATAGTTGATACTCCATAGTATCTATTACCGATTGCAACCTTTGTATGTTAGTGGGTAAATTATTACCTGTTAACGGTTGCACTACTGCGTTAGGAACGTATAGCGGTGGTAAAGTGAAGTATGAAGTATCTACTATCATTTAATTTAAGTATTTAAACTTTTTCTATAACTCCGGCTTTGTCATAAATAGCATAAGCTACATCTGATACAAGCAGTTCGTCGCCTTCTTTGTTATAACCAAAATCACGTGTAAACCTTACATTAGTTGTATTGTATAGGTTTACGACAACACCTTCAGGTTTGCCCTCTGCAATTAGTTTCCTACTTTTAGCACCTTGCTCTTTAAAGTAAGCTACTGTAATGCCTGCTGCCTCATTAGGAGTAATGGCATTTAATTCTTTGTTTTCTTCTTTAGCCATGATTATGCTGCTGTTATTAGAGTTTTTACATTCGCAAAAGTATCAGATACAATTGCAGTCCTTGTTGCTGTAGGTATTAGAGTAGCTATAAAACGCTCTAACACGTGTGTACGTATGTTTCTGCTTAGTCCTGATGCGCCTGCTGTAGTAGCATCTGTACGTCCGTCGGTTTCAAAATACATAAGTTCGTTATCCAAACCTACCTTAACACCTTGTATAAAGTCACCTACAAGGAAACGATCTACTGCAAGTGTAGGGTCAATTACCCAACGTATTAAACGTCCCTGGTAAGATATGCCTATTTCGCCTACAAGGCTAATAGCGTTACCGTTCCATACAGAGTAATGCCCATCAGTTGCTTTTGCATGTACCATACGATACCATGCAGAAGGCGAAAGTATTACGGCATTTGGAGTATATCCAAGTGTTTGAAGCTGCGCAATAACAGCACCGATAGCATCATAATCGTTTGGAGTGCTTGTTATAACAAGAGCGGAATTAGGTGTAAACGCGGTACCACCCGCTACAATTGCAGCTAATACGCCTGCCGGTGTTTTATCCATTACAAGTTCGCCAATAGTATCTTCTACATCATTTGCTATTGCAGGGTAAAAACGCCTCATCTGTGTAGTTGTTGCCCACTCTGCTGCTACTGCTGCTGCCTCTGCTGATTGTCCTGCATAAGTAACTTTAACAATAGGCTTAAGTGTACATTCCGGAGTAATTGCAGCATCACCAACAATAGTACGGTTCATTATGTAAAGGTTAGCTGCTGTTAGCGGCCTTACATCTACAACCTCCATAATAGGGCTATAAGGTTTACGGTATTTAGCTATACCAATACCTTGTGAGCTTCTTAGTACAATACCTGAATCAATAACTTGTGTTGCACCTGCTGTAGGGAATTGAGCAGCGTTAACGTTTGTTGCAGAAAGTACATCACTTGAAATAGTTACTTTATCTACATCCAGTTTAATTGTACCATGTCCTTTAATTGAAAAGTCATCGTCTTTATCCATTGCATCATATTGCTCTTTAAAAGCTTCCATGATGTCCTGTTTAACAACCGAACCTTTACCTTTAGACATTTCAACAATTTTAACGCCTTGTGTCTCCACAGTCTGTTTAACTGTTTCGTATGCTTCTTTCAGAGTATCAAATTCAGACTTAGGCACAAAACCTGTCTCTAATTCTTTACTTTTAGCGGCAATACCATCGGCAATAGCTTTAGCCTGTACTTCTGCTTCATGCTCTCTTTTTTCAATGTTGTACTCGTTAGCTTCATCATCGGTCATTTTGTCGATTTGAGCCTGTGTTTTGTATTTAAACATAATTTTTAAATTTGTCTCCTTCGTTTAACAATAGTTTCAGTTTCTTCTTTGTGAGTGGCAGTAGCCGGATCTTCTTTATCAATATCTAAAGGTGCATCGTCTGCGGACTTCATGTTATTTTCAAGTGTCGGTGTTATAAAGTTGCTGCCAAATAATACAGCCGAACCCTCAATTAATTTAGCTTCTGTAACGGCATAAAAATACCCTACTTGGTCTAAATCTTCTTTGTTAGCTACCATAGGGTAATACTTATCCCAGTTGGCTTTTTCATCTGTAGCCCATTCAGCTTCGCTATTCACGCAAAATTTAAGGTCTACATATTGCATCCCTGCCGAGTGATTATTAACCCATCCATTTTTATACTGTTTAAACATTTCCTCGTTACGGGATGCTTTAACTGTACTTTCAAATATTAGAGCCTCTGTGTTACCCTCATAAGGCGAGCCAAGTGTTTTCCATGCTACACTACGGGTATATGCCTTAGCTTCGTTTGTAATAACAGCATTGAAGCTTTTATTGTGTTCTTGTAAATGCATCTTAATATCCGAATGCTCTAATGAACGTTTCCAAATACCTTTTATATGAACGTCCCTGTGACTGTCAAATAGACCGATAGTATTGATTACTACCTTTACCTTAACCTCGCTTATATTTTCGTCTACAACAGGCTTATTTGCCTTTACAATAACTTCTGATTTATCTATAGTTTCTACATAACCAAAGCTAAAGCCGTCCGTTTCCTTAATAGCACTTTTCTTTAAGGTTAGGATGCTTTTTTTATTTTCAATAAGTGCCTTAAACATTTCCTGCTTATCGGCAAACTCTTGGTTAGGAAACTCTTTACAAATAATCATTTCTGTATCATTTTACCGCTTTTAAGCGCGTTAATCTTTTCTTGTATTTCCTGTTTAAGTTCAGGATTAGCGTTCTTTGATGTGTTCTCTAAACGCTTAATAGTGTTTTCTGTTTTAACGTCTTTCATATCTGTTGTCTTTTACAAACAATAGTCGATTTAGGTACTACAGCCACAAGCTCTTTGTAGTCATAAATAAATATACTGTCTTCTGTTAAAGATAAATGAGTTCCTTTAATAGACGTAGAATTAATACCATCATATATTATATAAGTATTGTTCTCAAATATTTCTCCTGTTAATACAGTTAAACCATTATCGAAGTCAAACGCTTCTCCATTACGTGTAACTTTATCTGCTTCAAAATAACCTATACAGTTATTCATATCATTATAAACTTTATACTTGCTCATCCTATTATATCTTTTAAAAGCTTTTTACCTTGTGCCTCATCAATCAAACCTGAACCTAACAGCGTTGTAACATGTGATATTCTAACCGTATTAGTTTCTTGTATTCTCTTTTCAATTATACTCATGCAGTCTAAATGTGCAAAACTCACATTAGGGTTTCCTTTACCAGGGAACTCACTAACCAAAGAGTTTATTAGATTCTGCATCAATGGCGTTGCTTCTTTTTGTACGATTGATAACTCTGCCTGTTGCTTATTGTCAAACGTTGCATTTTTACCGTAAGGTGTTAATTCTACATCTACACCAAAAGCCGAACATATACTTAGTTTATCAGCTTCTTCAATATCATCAAAGTTAACAGCGTTTAATTGCGCGCCTAAGTTATTTGCATCAAGCCCTTTTGAACTTACAATATATCTACTCTCTAAATCACGTCCGGCAAGCTTTTGCTCTATCTGCTGTTTTTGTGTAACTTGATTAGGTATATCAGGATGCACCATTGCATTTATACCCTCATCTACTGCATTAGTGCCATTAACAGCTTTAGGGCTTATAATAGTTATACCGCTATTCTGTATTTGTATTCCTTTTGCTTTTTGAGCATCAAGTATATTATCTATTTGAGAACGTAACGGCCGCAATGCCGAATAACCTTTACCGTTTTTTTCTCTAACAGTATCGAATAGGATTATTACATCCTCTTTTGCAATCCTGTGTTCTTTATCGTCGTAATCTGTTATTATATCGCCTGTGTTGGTAAATTCTGTTTTGTCAGGATCTAAATTAATAAGCTCCATTGTATCAAAATTACCGTAGCTAACATAACGTTTCCAAACTACAACCCAACCCGATGACTTTATATAGGCAACAAACTCTTTTATGTATTCCTGCTTTGATTGCTTGTTATTAGGGTTCTCTAACTTATTTACAAGCTTATCGTTTTTGTTTTCATTACTGAAATCTACAGAAGCACAAAGTTTACCTATTTGCCCTATTACGTTTTGAACTATAAATACTTCTCTATAGATACATACATACTTACTAAACGATTCAGGGTAATGTGTTTTACGGCTATTACCCGCACCGAACATATCAATATTAAATTGTGTCGGCATTCCGTTTATAGTGCCTCGGTACTTTTCAATTCCAAAAACACTTTGCCATTTACGTTCTAACCAATTCATATATTAGTTAAATATAAAAAGCCACCGCACGCATTCCTGCATGTAGTGGCTTTATTATCGTAAAATGGCAAGGTAATATGCATCTTCACATACTTTATTTACAGCAAATGTAACTAATTTAATAACATAACAATGTATTTATAATTAAAAAAGCTTTTGTTTGTTAAATTTATTTAACCGGTACTTTGCTTTATCTTCTACTTTAGCGGGACTACACATAGCGCAACTACATGGTTTGCCTGTTGTACGTAGTTTATTGCTTGATTCCAACCCATAAAGGCTTAATCTCTTTTTATACTTAAGAATGCCTCTTATTTTACGGTTGTGTTTGTTATTTGCTTGCATGCTATGATTTTTTTATAATTAGTTTATCTCTTTAAATTCATCCTCATACCAAAACTTCTTTAGTATTTTACTATTATCAAAATTATAAAACGCTGGCTCTTGTTCTTTGTGTGCAGGAATTATAATAGTCCAACATTCCACTTCATGTAGTTTAGTAATCTTATGTATTAAATTAGCGGGGACAAAGTGCGATGTGCCTTTATGCCATGTTTGATGACGTTCTATTACTTTACCATGCTTTATATCATACACAGTTTCTTTGTAAGAGCCTTTTAATACAAAAGTGTAGAATCCAAAAGGATGGTCGTGTGGGTATCCTGTATCGGGCTCTGTGAATTTATGTATTACAGCATCAAAAGGGAAACCTTTTAAATGATACTTTTGAAATACATCAGACATTGATTCATGTTCTATTTCCATGTTATTGATTTAAAGTGAATAAATATCTATAATTAGTATAAAAGTACTTAAGCATTTCAGTAGCTGCATCTTCCGCATCGTCGTGTCCGTCATCGGCTTTGCCTACCTTAGGGTATGACTGCATGTGTTTAACGGCCTGTGAGTACTCATTAGTATGGTAAGGCATAGTCATAGGCTTAACGAACTTAACAAAGCCTAAGAATTGTGCGTGTGACGTAATTCTGTTCTCTTTGTTTCCGCTACTGTAATAACCATCTATCATAACCCCTTGTGACTGCAAGAATGTTATAAACGTACCACCTTGGTTATTAGTCTCCATCTTGTTAATCATTGAGTTGTGCATTTCTATTTTATTCTTAATCTTGCCGCCTGTTATCTTGCTTGGTTCTTGTGTGTAAACTGCATCATAAATATACAATTGATTTCCGTTCAATTCTACAAACCATGTAGCAAAGTAATCATCCCCTGCATCAGCTACATCGGTAAAGCTAAATCGTATTGCTTGGCTTCTATCTTCGGGCAATGAATCAACAAAGTTAAGTTTGGTATAAAGTAAATCTTCTCCTGTCTCAATTGCTTGGTTGTACTGGATGTTATAGGCTATATCTGATATTGGTTTACTATCATCATTCAAACCCATTTTTTGACTTAACAATATGTTTCGATTAAGTCTAACAGGATCTAATAATCCATCAACGTAATATTTCCTTAAATCGCTTGGAATTATATTATCGTATATATCTTCTGCCGGCAAACAAATATGCCTTACATGCCCTTTAAGTACTTTTAAAGCATGGCTCGATGTATCTCTACTTGATAGCTTTTGCATTACAAGTATGTAAGGCGTTTTTGATTTATCCTTTTTACGGGATTGTAACGCTTTGAAGCCCTCTATACATTCAGCAGCCGAAACAGGGCTTTGCGCTGTTTGATAATCCATAGGGTCATCATCTGCTAATAAATGAACGTGCTTACCCGTACTACTACCACGTGTTGTTAAGCTGTACCTTTCCCCTCTGTTTCCGCTCATGTAAAACGTTTTTGCACTTGCATCACGTCTTATTTTTACTGTAGGGAAATATAGTTTATACTTTTCGCTTTTAATAATATCTAAAGACGCTATACTGAAACTGGTTGCATTCTTACTGTCAATGGTACTACCTAACATACTCTTACTATCATCTATACACCAAAGCCACGGATTAACCATACGGCTTAATATAGTTGACTTAGTTGTACCAGGCGGCACGTTCATAATTAAGTTTTGCTCTATATTATCTAAAATGCCTTTGTACCATTTATCCGGTTCAATATGCGGTTGCCTATCAAGTACATATTTATCAACTACTAATTGTATCTCATCACATAAATACTCTAAATGCCAGTTGTAAACAAAGTCCTCTTTTATAACTACATGCCAAAACTCTTTTAAAAAGTAAAAAAGAGACCGTTTTGATCTCTCTGCTTTTACATCTATTAGGGTTATTTCGGGTATCATATAATGTTATAACCAAATATTCTTAAACAAATAGAATAGCCAAATATAACTTTACCTATTATCTCATTCCTACGAGAATATAAACATTTTTTTTTTGGCTTAATGCTAACCCAGTTTTTTATTTCGTTTGCTCTCATAACTATTCCTCTTTGTTTTGCTTATTTGCTGCCGCTTCTAATTCCTCTAAGACTTTGTTTGAGAGTAAACCTAAGTTTATAGAAGGGTTTTGTATAATCTCGTTTCCGCTTGTTATGTCACTTCTATCTGTTAATCCTAAACTACGAGCTATAATATTGGCGTTAAATACTCCTGTAGTTGCTCCATCGAACTGTTGAGAAAATATAATCCCTCTAATGCGTGTTAAGATTAACGAATAGCCTTTGCCTAAATCAGTATTCAAATCTAAAGCCGATTCAAATTGATTAAAGTAATTTACCCCACAATCAAGATAAACGCATAATCCTGAAAGTGAATATGGACGTTGTAGTTGCCTTAAAACTCTATCTGCGTCTTTGCCTACATAATCTTCTTTTTCAACATTGTTAAGGTCTACCCATTGGAAATACTCAACACATGCTTCCCACATTAGTTCAGGTGTGCTAAATAACTTATCCCTTCCATGTTTAGATCTCAATTCCCAATAGTTATTACCAAGTGGTGCTGCCATAATTAAGTATTTTTAATCCTTATTAATTCTGATTAGGTAGAGGTCTTACTTTAGTGTAATCAAAGTTATGCTCCATATCTAAATAATACATTCTTTGATATGTAGACTCGAATAATACATTTTTATTATAGTCCTCATCATACTTTGGTATTTCATCTTCTATTATATCTGCCCATTGGCTTGTTAGCCATCCTTCTTCGTCAATATGTTGTTTAAATACTTTATATAATTCATTTCCCCATATTTCTTTTATGTCTTTTTCTTTCATTGTTTCAATGTTATTATTGTTAAAACCTATATCCTGTGTAGTCACAATTACTGCAATTTACATTGTACTGAGGCGGGTTGCTGCATAGTACATTACTATTTGTATCTTGTAGTTCATGTTTGCATTTTGGGCATTCTATACCATTATTTTTAGGGTATATGCTTTCTACCCAATAAGCGTCACATGTTTGTTTGTTGTGCCCATCTAATGTTTGCATGTTTATTGTTTTAGTCTTAAGCAAATGTAGTAAATATTATGGTATTAATTTAAGTGCTTCAATAAGTCCGGCTTCGAGTGCTTCCTCGTAACTGTCAAACCAACTTCCATCCTTGTTTTTTTCTATTATAGATAATCCTTTATCGGGATGCTGTATTTCTACTTGCCATGTTATAAAGTCTGTAAAAGGAGTTACATTTATTGGTGTTGGTTTTTCCCTTATCCACTTTTGGAGTAGGCTCTGTGATGTTGCTGTGCATTCTGAATCAGGATAACTAAATTCATCTGTACCGTTGTCTACAAGCTTTATTTTAGAATTTATATTAAATCCCTTCATTTTATCATATCCTGTAAATCCTAATAGTTTACCTGTTAGGTCGTAATGCTTCCTGCATTTTTCATCAAACCCTTTTTCCTTAGCAAGCTTTGCTGTCTCAAATGAGATTAAAGTTTCTTCCATTTTTTTAATTACAAGCGTTATCGATTAGGTTATCACGTTCCTGGATTAGCAGGGATATTTTGTCGTAGTCTACTGGATGATGTTTTGTTTCAGCTTCCAATTGAGTTTCAAAGCGTGCCGTTATTTCATTTTTAGCGGCTGTACAGTCTGTTTCTTCATTGCTGCATGAAAAGAGTGTTATAAAGGCTATAAATAGTGCTATTTGTTTCATAAAGTTATTTTACTTGATTATTTTTGAAATATATGGCTGTTCTTTAGCTTCTTTTATTTTTTGTTCTTTATAAATTTTGTGCCACTCATAATTAGCTTTTTTATTATATTCTTTAACATCTTTATATTCTTTAAATCTTAAAGCAAATTCCTCAGCTTTTTTATAATCAAAAAGAACCAATTGAACTGTTGATAATTTGCCTAAGTCCAGACATTCGTAAATAGTATACCAAAATGGTATAAATCGCCATGAATACTGGACTGTGTATTTTTTTCCAGAGAAATGATAAACTCTTATTTGGAACTTAAATATTTTCATAATTTTACATTTTTTTCAATTTCCCTAACCTCTTCAATTGTTAGTATATCGAATTTAATGCAGAAGTCTCTTAGGTTATAATATTTGTCTGAATATGATTTAGCTATTCCACTTTCTGCGTTTTTCCAAACTTGAAAACCATTCCAAAATTTAGTTAGTTCCTCTATTGCTTTTTTATTCATTTGTTGATTTTTTTAATACAAAGCCTACACTTTCTAAAAACCCTTGCCCTACAGGACTGCCAAGCCATTGTACTAAACCTAAACATATTTGTTCTTCATCTTCTGTAAGACATTTTTTAGGATTTGTTTGTGAATCGTTATTCCATCCTGATAATATACCCGATAAAGTTGTATGCCCTTTACCATTTAAATATTCTTTTTCAAACGCTTCTACTATTTCCTGTTCCTTAGGGTTGCATTTAAATCTGTATTCTTTTTTCATTTTACTTTTTTGTTTTATTGTATTCTGTTATAAATTCTACTACTGCATTGTAAGCGGCTTTTATCTTGGTATTTGTTGCCATTAAAACTATTGCGGTTTCATCGTTGACTAAACCTATTTCACATAATGACATTATTTCGCTTGAAGATAACTCTATCCAATAACCTAATGATTCTATTTTGTCTATTACAGGCATTAATTCTGCCCAGCTTGTATCATACTGACCAAAGCCTTTATTCCACCCTAATTCAGGTTTATGTTCTAACGTTGCGTTTTCTTTAATCCATTGTTCACAATCTGAATATGTGCTAAATTCTTTATCGTAAAAATGATTCCCGTAATACGGCTTGTACTTTACGTTATCATCGAAATCAGCTATTATCTTATTACTCTCTGTTGTGTTTTGCATTGTTTTTATTTAAAGGTTTTCGCCTGTTGAGGTTAATAAGTTATTCGAACTAAAAAAAACATTTTCATTTGAAATATTTAAAACTTCGATTTGTTGATTATAGTGTTTTTCAAAATCGGCTCTTTCGTATAGTTCTACAGTAACATCATGCTCATCACTTTGAAATCCAAAATACCAATATTCAATATGTTTTTTTCGTTTTGATATTACTTTCCTTATTTGGCTTAAAGAAGTTTCGCTAATAATTTCTTTACTTACTAAGCGCCTTTTTTCTCTTTTACGAATAAATTTTATAGGAGGCGTAATATCAAAAATTTGTTTGCAAATCTTAAGCGTGTTTTTTGATGTACTTATACTTGAACTATAAACAATTCTTTCAAAGTTATTTGCCATAATAATTTATTTTAAAGGGAGGCGTTAACCTCGTTAGTTGTTATCTTAATTTTGCATTAGCATTCAAAACATTTTGCCTGTTTACTGTAGTAGGGTTTTTAAGGTATTCTTTTATTGCCTGTCCCCTTGTTTGTAGTGGTGTTATTGTTTCTGTTTTCATGACAATATTTACTAAGTAGTTACGCTGTCAATGCTGAAATCTCCTATAGTGCTTTCGCCTCCATCTTCTTCTAAATCTAACCATGTAGGTTTACTCATTTTTGATATGGCAATTTGCCTTATATCATCATCTGTAATGTCTACATGTAAGAGGTTTGTAAATTTACCTTCTTTGTTTTTAATAAAGATTGTTGTTTTAATAAGCATGTTAATTTGTTTTTAAAGTTATTTTTATTTTTTTTTATGTTTTGTTATCCAGTATCCAATAAATGAGGTTATCTCAAATGTTTGTGGTCTTCTTTTCTTTTTTTGCAAGCTTTATCACGAAAAAATATCCTGTCTTTTATTTCACATTTGCATTCCTGCTCAATCGATTTTAAAAGCTTTATATCGGCTTTTAATTCTTTAACGTCGCTTTCATAGCTTGATATTGTTTCGTTCGTTACAATGCTTAATTCTATTCTATAGCCAACCTTGTTTGCTATTTCTTGCAGAGTATTAAACTTTATATTTTTTTTACCATTTTTCCACTCTGAAATCCTTGATTGTTCGATTCCTGCCTTAGCAGCAAAATCAAAATCTATTAAACCAGATAGCCGTATTATTTCAATAAGTATTTCTTTCATATTGATATTTTTAAAGCCCTCCGATTAAAGAGGGCGGTAATTTTTAAATGTAGATGGTTCTGAAGTTAAGAGAATTGTTAGCTTTTGATTTTTCTGATATATCCCAACCTTGTTGTAATTCGTGGAATATTTTGTAATTATATTCCCCTGTTTCTTCGCTGTAAATTTCAAAACCGTGAGTATCTACATCTGTAACAGTGAATTTTTCGCAATTAGCATCATCTGAATAGTAAACCACATCGTTAACTAATAAATTGTGTCTATTTTTTTGAACGTCTGATATAGCCATGATATTTTATTTTTAATTTTTGTTGTTTTTATCTGTAGCAAATATACACAAAAGTATAAATACAAAACAAGCTTTATTGCATTTATTTTACACAAATGCGTAATTTAATCAAAAAACCCCTCTATCCTTTTTATCGGTAGGGGGCTATAGGGTTATTTTATTGGGGGTTCAGGTATAGATTGCCAATGCGTAACATTATTTATATCGCCTAAATTTAGCCAATATTTATTGCTTTTAGAACAAATAGCATCTACCGCCATTGTTCCATCTTTCATGATAACTAAAACATCGGTATGAAATTCAGGTAGAGATGTTTTTACATCAATCCATTTGGGCTGTGTTTCACTCATGTGTGATAGGTTTTCGTAATCCCAAATAAGGCGTTGCAATAAAGCTCTTGTAATATCGGCTTCTATTGGTATATATTTATTTAACCTGGTAATTAATAGCTTCATCCTATTTAATGAAAGCGGCTTAACGTTAACACGTTGTTCTTTGTGGCCGGGGCTGTTGTAAACTATCATGACTGTTCAATATAAACGTGAAATACTAATCCTCCTATTTGATATGTAGCTATGTATTCAGGTTCTATATATTCAAAATCCATTGAATGACCTGTGCCAAAAGTATAAACATCGATATATTTATCAACTTTATTAAAATCATGTTCATACCAAATACAAGGTAATCCATTTTGTAACTGTACGGTAAGTATTTTAGAATCTAATGGAACAACTATCTTTTGAAAGTCAGTTGTTTTTAAAACCTGTTTATGTATTACTCTCATGTTTTTTTTGTTTTAAGTTTTAACAATCTAAATTAGCCTTTGCAGCTTCGTATTGTCTTTTTATATCTCTTAGTGCATCCATATTGCCGTTAGTGTGTTGTATAGCCTCTAAATAGGTTTTATAGAGGTCTTTTGCTTCTTGTTCGCAGTCTCTTGTGCATGATGTGAATGCAATTATACTAAATGACAGAATTAATAATTTTTTCATCGTAAATTTCGTTAGCTTTAATTATACATTCCTCTACTGCATCATACCTTACGTGATGAGCATGTAGCAATATAAAGTCGTCGTGAGTATTTATTTTACCTTCAAATCTTGGATTATGTGAAAACTGGGTATGCTCAATAAATATATTAATACCTACTGAATCAAAAAACTCTATGTATAGAGCAAATAAAGCGGTATAAGGTATATTAAACACTCCATTGTTTTCAGTTGATATTTCTGGATATTGGTCATCAAAGTATGCCTCAAATGCAGCCATTGCTGTTTTAGTTAGTTCCATTTTTAAAAACTTTAGTATTTTTCCATTACGAATATAACATAAGCATCTTTTCCACCATTAGATATAGTTTTAACTACATATCCCTTTTTAATATATTGTTTAATTTTATCAATAGCACGCCCTGCATAATATTCACGCCCTACGAATACGCTTTTAGGCGTTTCAGGCTTAACAGTCATTACAGATATAGTTCCTGCTGCAATAATCCCAAATATGAAAGCTCCAAGTAATAAAAATAATAAGTTTTTCATTTTGTTTATTTTATAGTTTTAAGTGAATCATTTTTACGATAAGACATAACATCAAATGTTACGCCCGATTCAGTACTGTTAACCCTTGTTTTATGTATTAGGTTTCCATTCATGTATATGTAAACCTCGTTTTTGTTTTTTACTGTGTAGACCATTATTCAGTTAACTTTACCCATCCGTATTCTATTTGCTGCTCAACAGATAAATCTAAGTAAAGTAATGCATATCCTTTTGAACGTATGTAGTCAGCTATATCGCTTCTCCAATAATTAATAGATTTTATGAAAATTTTTATTTTTTCAATTGGAGAAAATTCAGTTATATACCCGTATTGAGCAGAATTAACAACACCATGTATTTTAACGACATCAATAGCATCTTCATCGGTAATTGATGAAAGGGGTTTTAAGCGCAAGCTAAGCACATGTAAATTTGGGTCGTCAACAATATTATTTATATATAAATATTCCCTTCCTGATATGCTTAATACTTTTTGCCCCCAGTATTGAGCCAAGAATTTCGATTTATTATCTAAGGTATTTTCCATACTTTAAGCTTTAATATTTTTACTTTGCCTCCAACCCTCATTAATTAAACTTTCAATTTTAGAAGGATGCACCTGTTTTGATGTTTTTTCTTTAGTCATGTAAACCCACCCTTGTAAGCTTCTGTTTTGCTCCATTTGTTTAGCTGTAGGTAAAGTATAAATAGCCTGTATCTTGTTTTTAAGGTTCTCTACATTGCCTATGCTGTTATCCCTGCTTACTGTCTTTGCTTTGCTTCTTAAAGCCTTTTTTATTTCATCAACCTTTTTTTGTTGTAGCTTCCATTTAAAACCCGCGGATTTATGTATTCTACCCGAAATGCAATTAGCTATTGATGTAGCAGATACTTTATGTTCAAATGCTGCCTGGTTTATGCAGTCGTATTTTTTTATTACTTTGCCATTATCATCTAATTGTGATACTGGCTTTGTGTTGTTAAGATATGCCATTTTATTATTTATAAGTGTTATTATTATCTGTTACTGGTTATATCATACGTTTAGTATCGGGATGTAATCTATTTCCTTCGCTTGTATATGAATAACCAAAGTAAGTAGATTGATTAAATGGCGGGTCTACTAAATACCATTCAGTAAAATTATCGTCATCAGATGCACCGTAAATTAAATCCTTATTTAAGCCTACATAAAAGTTTTCATTGTATCCACTTATTTCTGGCAAATGTTTTAATTTTGCCATTTCAGTACCTTTGGGATATTTATCTATTAATGTCATATTTTTTATTTATAAGGATTTTATTTTTGTTTTGTTTTTTCAATCATACTTAGTACAAATTCCTTTCTTTGCTTAGTGCCTGTTTCGCCTTCTTCGAACCAGTATTGTAATCCTGTATTTTCGGGTTTATTATTTTTTAAGTCTTCAATTAATAATCGTTCTTCTTTTTCCGTAAAAACACCCATGCTCCATAAACTAATTATAAATAGGCATAGTCCATCGTTTAATTCTTCTTTATCTTTTATATACTCCCAAAGCAAAAGGTAAAGTTCGTTTAGTGTCCTCATTCGGTTGATTTTATTTTAAATTTCAATGAATAATTTAACCCTATCTATGCATTCCGATGTATAAAGATTTAAATCAAAACATCTTGCTGCTATATCATTTAATACCGATTGAGTAACGCCTGTTTTAAGCCATTTTAAGACATCAATATAGTGCTGTAATGTATTTCCTTGTTCGTTCATGATTATTAGTTTAAGCAATGTTTAAAAACTTTAATGTCTTTTATACTGTAGTCGTTGTGGTTTCTAAATGAAAACAAAAACCAGTGTTCAACTTTATGGTTAGGTATATAATTTATGCCTCCTTTACCTGTGTAATTTAGCATTTGCATTTTACTACCCCAATAAACTTCATAAGGGTATAAAGCTAAACATAAATCTTTGCAGCTATAAGTTTCTGTAAAGTCATTTATAGGCTTCCAGTTTAAAGGGGTGGTGTTTTGCATGTTTAACAGTCCTCATATTTATATAAACCATCCTCCATTCCCACATAATAAAAATATGTGCCTTCTAATTCTACACATTGACCTTCGTAATTATTAAGGAATACCTTATTGTCGTCTTCATAGTGATGTATCATAATATTATTGTTTAATGTTGTTGTTATCTGAGTACAAATGTAAACAATATATTTACATAAACAAACATTTTAGTAAATAAGTTTACTTTTTTGTTTTGTAATTAACTTATTTGTTTTATATTTGCAGTAACAAAAACGATAAAATACATAGTTATGACAAATGCAGTAAAAGGATTCATACCAGTACATCAAGATGATAATAATGGTAATTTAGTTTATGTTAACTACAAGAGAATATGCGATATATTACCTACTAAAACAGGCAGTAGCATTTCTTATGGATTAAATGATTTTTTAAAGGTAACTGAAAGTGTAGATCATATAATAAAATTAATTGAGGATAATCAAATTTATTAATATGATAACAATTGAAATAACCGAAACGCACCCCGATCCAAATTACAACGAGCCTTTAAGTAACCTTTATAAAAATTATGGGGTAAATCCTAACTATGAAAAAATAATTGAATTATGTTAGAATTAATTAAAATACTTAATAATCTTGAAGATAGTGATGCCGCTTATCGATTTGAATATGACGACAGCGGTTATCATTTATCCATTATTGATAGAAAATCTTATCCGCGTGTATGGGTTGATAATTCTAACGATGAACATTATCAAATAATAGCCGAATCCCCTGAAAACTTTTTGCAAAGGGAATTGCCTTCACTTGAAAAAGATTGGTACAAAAGGTTTTCTGCTGACACCATTGATGAGCTAATTAAATCTTACAATTATTAACCATGCAAGACAAAATACAACAACTAAAGCAGCTTGTAAATGATAAGCGGGAAATTGAAAAACAATGTGATTTAATGGTTAGTGAAAGTTGGGGGCGTTGTGATAACGATGTTACAGATACTGACTTTTACGCTTTAATGAAACAACGTGACGAAAAAACAAAACTAATTGAACAAATAATAATTGAATTATAAAATGGAAACAACTAAACTAACGCTTGAACACTTATCGGTGTATTTTCCTTATGGGTTGAAAGTTAAATGCAAAATGCATAAGATATTTAAATCTGATAGAATATTAGAAGTAGATGGCATACAATCAATTGATGGTATTAATTTAATTTCACTAACTGAATCAATTAAAAGATATGATGTTATGCTGTTTAAACCCGTACTAAAGCCTCTAAGCTATTTTGAAGATATACAAGAGCATCCTGAATTAGATTGGTACGACATTGTTTCTTTAAGGCGTTTATCAAGGGGTAATGTAAAATTAAATGATGTGCCATACTATATGATAGCTATAATGGCTAAAGAACATTTTGATTTTTTTAATTTAATTCCGGCAGGTTTAGCTATTAACTATTTTTAAACTATATAAATTAAAACATTAGAACAAATTAAGTATGAAGTAGCTATTAAACATGGATATGAAAACTTTGAACAGGTAATAACAGATATTGATTTAGATAAACTATCAGGAAATACCGTTGAAGATATTTTAAATGAATGTATGCAAGAACACGCCAAACAAATGTGTATTGAACAAAGACGTTTATGTACTAAAATGTATCCTTTACAAGAACCTATTGTTACAGAAATAAAAAAATAATTAAACTAAAATTATGAATAAAAAAAACAAACATAACGTTACTATTTTAATAGATACCGCAATTCAGAAAATAAGAATTGACAATCCAGGAACTGAAATAAATCAAAAGTCAATTTCAGGAGATATAGGACTTACAGCAAAAACATTAGTAACCTATAATAAAGGTTTTAATTCAAACTCTTTATCGGTTGTTAAATATCTTATGGATAAAACAGGATTAACCTTTGATGAAATTGTTAAATTTGAAAATAAATAGTTATGAATCCAAAACTAAAGGCAAGCCAATTATTTTTAAGATTTAGCGATACTTCTAAGTTTCATAAATTAGCTAAAAAAGCAGCTATAATCTGCGTTAATGAAATTATAGAAGCTAATACAAACGTTATAGGACGTGTTTTAAATGGAGATTACTGGGAAGAAGTTAAACAAGAAATTGATAAGTTATGACAGCAAAGGAATTAGCGATTAAGAATGCTTACGAAGAATGTAACCTACCTTTTAATGAAAATTTGAAATATAATAATGGATGGTTAAAAATAAAGCCTGGTCAATTTTCATCAAAATATGATCGTTGTGATTTATTAAAGCTTACCAGCAGCGTTCAAAGTATAAGACCAAAATCACTTTCCGGCATCGAAAATAACAACGGCTGGGTAGAGATAACCTGTGAAACAGTACTTACCGAAGGTCATATATATTGGTTTTACAATATGCCACAGCAAGCAATTTGGACTCCGTTTATTAACCACGAAAAAGAATTTTACTCAAAAGAGTTTGCTACTCACTATCAATCTATTACAAAACCTAAAAATCCAATATATTAATCAAATTAAAAACGAAAACAATAATATGGATAATAATAATAATCAAGTTTCAGTACAACAACCTCGCCCCCTTAAATTAATGATTAAGGATGAAGAAGTACAGGAACGTTTTAAGCAAATTCTAGGGGATGGTTCTCCAGCCTTTTTAATGAGCGTTTTAAACTGTGCAAATAACAATGATAAGCTAAGACAGGCAGAGCCGCAAAGCGTATTAATGGCGGCGGCTGTAGCAGCTACTTTAAAACTGCCTATTGACCCTAATTTAGGTTTAGCATACATTATACCATTTAATGAAAAAATACCTAACACAAACCCTACTCAATGGCGTAATGTTGCACAATTTCAGATAGGCTATAAAGGTATTATTAATCTTTGCCTTAGAACTAAAGAATATCACAGGATTAACGCTATGGATGTAAGAGATGGCGAAATTAAATTTTTTGACCACCTTACAGGGGATATTACTTTCCAATGGGTACAGGATTACTCACAACGTAATAAACTTCCTATAATTGGCTATGTGGGTTATTTTAGACTTGATAATGGCTTTGAAAAAATGCATTTTATGCCTATTGAACAAATAGAGATACACGCAAAGAAATATAGTAAAACTTACGGTAAAGGATTTGGTGTTTGGGCAGATGATAAAGATGGTATGAGTAAAAAAACTGTACTTAAATTATTGCTTGGTAAATATGGCCCTAAATCAGTTGATATTATTAAAATGCTTCAAACAGACCAGTCAGTAATTGAAGATTATGATGCACAAAAGGTTAGGTATATTGATAATGACCAACCTAATTATTTACAAATTGACACTCCTGAACAGCAAGAAAATGCAAGAATAATATCATTTATTGAAAACTGCAACAATATTGAAAGCCTATTGCAATTCGACAATATGGAATTAACCCAAGAAATAAAGGATTTATTAAAAACAACAAAAGTAAAACTACTTAAAAATGGCATCGATAAAGTTTAAGTGCAGGGCATCAATGGTCGGTAAAATAATGACTGAAACAAGAGTTTTAAGTAATTACCAAAAATATATTGATTCTAAACAAAAGATAGTTGACCTTACTAAGAGATATGATGAGTACAAAGACAAAACAAAAAAGTTAGCTACAGCAATACGTGAAGTATCATTACCTAAGGCTAAAGAGGATTTAGAAAAATATGACAAGATAAAGCATATAACTGAATTATCTGAAACATGCAAAACCTATCTTAAGGAATGGATTATAGAAAATAAGTACGGTCGAAAAAAAGAGTTTAGCAGCAAGCAAACTGAAAAAGGGAACATTACAGAACATGATGGTTTCGATGTTATTCAAAATGTACTTTATCCTGGTGTTTTCATACCTAAGAACAAACAGTACTATGAGGACGACTATAAATGCGGTACACCCGATGTTATTGTGAATGATACGTTAATTGATAATAAAAGCAGCTATACTATTTTTACATTCCCTTTTGCTGAAAATGAAATATCAAATAAGGATTACATTTATCAAGGTCATACATATATGGATTTAACAGGTAAGAAAAAGTTTAAGCTTTGTTATACTTTGAACGATACTCCTTTTCACATTGTTGAGGGGGAATTAAAATCATGGTGTTATAAAAACAATGTTCATCTTGATGAAATGCCTGAAAAAACAGCTTATGAAATTATTAAGAACCATATTTACACAAAAGAGGGTTTGAAAATATACAGCTTCGTTTTAGGTACTTATGATACATCAAGATTTATAGAACTACCTATTGAAAAAAGAATTATATCTTTTGATTTAGAATACGACCGTGAAGTAATTGAAAGAATAAACACCCGCGTAACTGAATGTGATGAATGGGTACAAAATAACTGGGATAAATTTTAAAAATAATAACAATGAAACAATTTGAAAAATCGCCTTGGATGGATAAAGCTCGCTATAGAATAGCAAATAAAAAGGTTTTATCTAAACAGTTTAAAGATAAGCTTAAACAATTAATCGATAAGGATAAATGGCAACAAACCTAACCCCTTATACATTTTCAAAACAATGGGTAAACAAAAGGTTTATTTCATTTACAGTAGAAGATCTTAAACAAGCCTATTTAATGGCAGGTGGTAAAGTTAAGGGCGATGGCAGCGAATGGGGTAATGTATTAACTGCTTTACAAAAGTTATAATTAATCTATAAACACCCTGTAAATCCATTTACAGCCACTAAACACCCTAATAACAAAACAAAGTATAGAGTTGTATGGATTAGTAAATCTATGCGCTTAAAACAGCAACAATACGCTTTATCAAATAAAGAAACATTAAAACTTAATATTTAAAAACATGAAAGTAAAAATTAAAAAATTACATCCTGATGCAGTGATTCCAAAGTATGCCAAAAATGGTGATGCAGGAATGGATTTAACAATAACAACATCTGAATTTGTAGATTATGAGCATATTAAATTAGGTTTTGGTATAGCATTACAAATACCTAAAGGTTATGTAGGATTTATATTTCCTCGTTCAAGTTGCTACAAGCAAAAACAAATATTAAGTAATTGTGTTGGAGTTATAGATAGTGGGTATATAGGTGAAATTAGCGTTGTTATGATAGGAACTTCCAAACATAGCTATAAAGTAGGAGATAGAGCATCGCAACTAATTATTATGCCTTACCCACAAATCGAATTTGAAGAAGTAGAAGAACTTGAATCAACTGAACGCGGCAGTGGCGGATTTGGAAGCACCGGAAAATAAATTTTAATTTAAGATAATTATATCTAAATATTATCCTTATATTTGCAGTAACAAACCCCAGTTTTATTATTGGGGTTTTATTAAAACTTAACGTGTACAAAAATGAACATAACAACAAAAGCATATCATTTAATAAATAGTAATTCTAAAACATGGCTTTCTGATAAACTTGGAATAACCAGGTCTACATTAGATAATAGGCTTGCAAAGAATACATGGAAGAAAACAGAAATACAAATGCTTATATCATTGTGTAAATGATTTTTTTGGCTTTAATAATGTGTAAAATTAAACATAACTAAGTATATGAGAACAGCTATTAGCAAAAAGATACGTTTTGAGGTTTTTAAAAGGGATAACTTTAAATGCAGATATTGTGCCGCTAAACCTCCATTAGCACCTTTAGAAATAGACCACATATTACCAGTTAGCAAAGGTGGTAAGAATAATATTGAAAATCTTGTAACAGCATGCTTTGACTGTAATAGGGGAAAATCTAACATTTTACTTAACAACAAAAATGAAGCTATTGAAGATGCTGTAAATAGGTTAAAGTTAGCTAAGAAACAACATAGAGAGTTTTTAAAACTGATTGAGGATGAAGAAAATGTTATTAACGAATTAATCGATAAAGTTGAAGATATATTTAACCATCATTTTAAGTTTTACTTCTCACCTAAATTTAGGATTTCTGTGAAGGGATTTTTAAAGCATTTATCTTTAAGTGAATTAATCGAAGCAATGGAAAGGGCTTGCAGTAAGATGCATAATGAAGAGAAATGCCTTAAATACTTTTGTGGTATATGCTGGAATAAAATAAATGGAATATGAAGGAAAATGATAAAGATACTATTTATGATTATATGAGGAACTGGTTTGATTTTAGCTTCGAAAACCCAGAATTAATAAACCCTAATCATTCAGCACTATATTTTTTTATTTTGTCTCACAGCAATAGAATGGGATGGAAGCCTAAATTTGGACTACCTACTACTATGGCTAAAGAGGCTTTAGGGATTAAGTCATATACAACTTATATAAAAACATTAAATGATTTAGTTAGTTTTGGGTTCGTAAAGATGCTTGAAAAAAGTAAAAACCAATACTCAAGTAATATAATTGCTCTACTAATATTTAGCAAAGCACTTGATAAAGCACTTGATAAAGCAACTATTAAGCATGTATCAAAGCATACTCAAAGCATAAGTAAAAGCAATGAGACTATAATAATACCAATACAAGAATATACAATTAAACAAATACAAAACTCTCTATTGTCAGAAATTAAAATTTCAGACGATAATAAATTTTTACTTG